TTTCCAGAGGGGTCAATGAACATTACAGAGCCTGTATATTCAATCCAATCACCAAATTGCTGTGCAGGTCTGTAGAAATGGTCTCCATTAAAACCTACACAGGGTAGTTCTTTTATTACATATTCGGGAGAAGAAGACCATATAACCTTTTCTGGAGCATGATCAGGGTTAACTGAAGAGATTATTAGGTCTGATAGTTTAAGAGGGTAACGGTCTTGATCAGATAGAGAAGTATCTAACATAAACTGCAAACTAAACCCAGAACGTCCATAGGAGGCTTCACGTTCCATAAGATCTATTGATGAGAACCTATCAGGGTCAACAGGATCTTTAGGCTTTACAAGCTCTTCTGATAGCCTCTGAGCTAACTTAGGAGCAAGTCTATCTCCGTAGTTGTTTTTAAGTTCTGGATAACGTGCAGTCCATATGCGTGTTGTATATCCTCTTTCTTCAAGGGTTAGATATAAAGATTGTTCTGTTTGTGGAGTACCGAGAAAGGTAATTTTACCGTTAGGTTTCAGTATTGCATCAAATTCTTTAACAGCTTCACTTAATTTGTCTCTCATTGGTTGAGTAAAGCTGTTGTTTGGTACTTCCACATCATCAGCAATTACTTCATCTGCTCTACTACCTGCCATCTGTCCTAGAACACCCTGAGACTTTACTGAAGGGGCGTGATCAGCAGATGCAGGCCCAACATCAAAACTTATCTTAGAGTTCCTCTGAGTGTCTTCTGGACGCAGTGGAGCTAATATTGGCATCTCATTGATCAACCTCATGGTGAATGTACTAAAGTTGTCTGCTCTGTCTTTACTGGCAGAGACTACAAGGAACTTCAGTTGTGGATTCATCCGTAGTTTCCACACAACATAGGTGGAAGTTATCCAACTCTTACCCACTCCTCTAAAGGCCTGTATGATCTTTCTACGAGGTCCATGCTGTAAATACTCAGCAATGTCTAATTGAACTGGTGTGGGGTCAGGTAGGTTTAAATGACGCCACGTTATGATTAGAAAGTATCTGAAGTCTTGTAGTTTCTCAGGAAGCGGTTGCATATTGTTCAAGAAAGCTTAGTTGAATAGGATTGTCTTCTGTCCATTGCTGACTCATTGCC